ATTAAGAATTGTTTTGTAACCAATAACTGGGTCAACCATATATTCAGTATCAAATTCGTGATAGAGATATTCAGTGCTTTCATCGGCGAGGTCTTCTAACTTCTCAGCGAATGCTTTCTCAGTTTTAGATTCAAGTTCTTGGTCGCCAACTGTAGGAGATTCTTCCTGTTCTTTCTTTTCTTCATCACCAGAAGATTTTTGTTTGGCTGGTTTCAATTCTTGATCTTGTTCTTCATCAGTTTCTTGGAAGTCATCAAAGTCGATATCACTGTCATCAAAGTCACCATCTTGATCTTCACTTTCTTCAAGATCTTCAAGATCTTCAGGTGTAGCGTTTTGTAATGCTTTCTTCTTTTTTTCTTCCAGCTGTTGTTTTGAGTAAGCCCAAATTTCATCAGCCAGAGCGATAACTTCATCAACAGTCTCAGTGCGTTCAGCACGATTTGCGAATTGCTTTTCCTCAGATGTGAATTGAACACCACAAGAGAAACCAGCTTTGAAGTAAAGATTAATTTTGTCAATCAACAACAAGTCATCAAAGGACTGAACTTGCTTAACACCAAAGAAGTCGCGATCGTTCAGTTGCTTGTATCCTTCGTTCATGCGTTTACGCAGACCTGGATATTTACGTTTGATGAGTTTCTCAATACGCACATCTTCGAGTACGTTGAGGTATGACATCATTTTAGGGTTTTCCTGAAGCGGAACAAAGTAGTCATCGGTCGTATACAATGCATGACCGACTTCGTGACCAACAAGCATGTCCTCAATCTCGGGAGTCATATCCTTCCAAAGAGGTAGTGTTAGTACACGGGATTTTACATCGAACGATGCAGTGCGAGTCCTTGCACGCTGAACTGAAAGATTTTCAGTAGCGAGTAGACGTGCGGAAAGGTCTGATGATTTGATATCCATTATAGGTACTCTCCAGCTGCAGCGATATCCATCTCAAAATCAGTGAGCAATTTTTCAACTTGATCACGATTCGCCAAAGTAAGGTTATCAGCGAACACCAATTCTTCTTCTATGCCATACGTGTAACATAGTTTGGCCAGTTCGTAGTCATTAAAGTCTGACCACATATCCTTATGAATTTGCATAATATATACCTTTCAATCAATTTATACAACTATTATACGCCAACCCTGCATAAAAGTAAAGCGAAATTTGATCTTTTTTGCAGAATTATCGTAAGTTATTGATTTAGAAGGGTTTTTTAACCCTACAGAGAGTAGGGTTATACCATAACTGAGAAGTCGTTACGCTTTTCAAACTTTACCACGGATCTGAACTTATCAAAGAGTTGATCACCCTTATGGCTGATAACAAAGATATTTGAGTGTTCTCCGAGAGTATTCATAAGGGTTAAGAAGTAGTCAGTCCCTGCGGTATCTAAACTTGAATCAAAGATCTCATCAAGCAATAATAGATTAGTGTTGACCGAGTTCTTCATCTTAGCGATTGAACGCCAAGTGAATAAGATTGCAAGGTCAATACGCATCTTCTCACCTTCAGAGAAACTTGCATAAGTAAACTCATCACGGAAACGAGATTTAATCTTTTCATTGAACGCTTCGTCAAGTTCAAAGTGGATATACGTATCCATGGCATTAAGATATTTATTAATCAACTTGTTCATGGCTGGAAGATACTCACGAATGATAGCAGTCTTAATACCAGTGTCTTTCAAAAGAACATTGGCAACTTCCTCGATATTCCGATGCTCCATCAGTTGATTCTTTTGACCGATCTTATTCAACGCATCTTGGGCAAGTTCTTTTAGTTTGCCCTTCTCCTCATCGATGTTAGTTGTGTCAGATTTAACCCTTTGGGTCTCAGCTTCAAGTTCACGGATTTGTTTGTTGAGTAAGGTGATCGTACTGTTTCTTGTAGATAACTCAATGTTCTTATCGGTAATTTGCCCAACCACTTTGTTAATTTCAGATAACTTTTCCTGGAGGTTTGTAAGTATTGTTTCGAGTTCATTAATTTTTGTGTTGTTGTCCAACATTTTCTCATTAAGATCTTTGACAATACTCTCTTTGTATTCCTCTGCGATATCTTGGTTACAACTTGGACATACGTCATGTTCGCTAAAAAACTCAGAGTGGTGCTCGCAAGTTTCGATTTTCTGGAGCAACTTGGATTTGATTGACTTGGCTTTGTCGATGTCTTCAGTAACATTGTCTTTATCATGGATGCTTGCTTTAAGAGTATCGATCTCCGAAAGGATAAGTTCGATCTCGCCCTCTGTCTGTAAAATTTCAGCATTGTTAACAGATATCTTTGATACGATGCTTTCGATTGCGGTAGTCTTTGCTTCGGTAATCGTTTTGATAATCGTCTGCTGGTTTTCGACCTTGTCTTTTGCACTCCTGATATCATTCTCTGTTCGGGTAATAGCATCTTTAGTCTCCTGCGCTTTTTCTTTCAATAATGTATTCATTGTAGAGAAGATTCTAATGTCAAGGATATCTTCAATAACTTCTCTACGTTGCGATGAAGACAACTGCATAAATGGAACAAATGACGCAGAACCTAAGATAACCACCTGAGTAAAGGTCTTATAATTTAATCGTAGGATTTGTTGTTCAAGGATCTTTTGATAGTCACGAGAAGCAGCATCTTGATTAATCATTTCATTATCGCACCAAATCTCAAAGACGTTTGGTTTAATACCACGAATGATTTTATATTCTTTACCATTGATATCAAACTCAACCTCAACCAAACAACCCTTACCATTAATAGAGTTAATCAATTGACCTTTATTGACATTACGGAAAGGTTTTCCAAACAATGAAAAGCACAATGCATCTAAGATTGTGCTTTTACCTTCACCATTTTTACCAATGATTAGCGTAGTTGCAGATTTGTTTAAGAGAACCTTGTTAGGTGAATTGCCAGTAGAAAGAAAGTTCTTCCAGCTTACACTTTTAAATACGATCATTTACCCATCCATTTCCAGCCTAAGAAATACTTCATCATAATCTTTTGAAGTTTGCTTGGTTGTTTCTTTTCATTAGGAATTTCCCAATCACCTAATCTTGTAGACCATGTAACATTAGAACCAGTAGACATTAATACAGTGCCACTAGTACCAAGGACTTCAGTACTCCAATAAATTTTTGGTTTATCACAATCAGTATAATCTAAATCAAGTTTAATCTGCTCAGTGAGTGGCCAGAAAAATTCAATCTCTTGTTGGTACATTAGATAACCTCTATGTTAATCGCCTCAGTATATAAGCCACGCATGTATGACTTAACTTTTTCTTTATCAACATCGGTTTCAATTGATTCAATATAGTTAGAGAGAACAGAAACTGTATCTTCTAAATTAATCTCTTCATTAATTTCACCTTCTTGGAATTCAGAAAAGTCTTCCACAATTTTAATTTCGTGGCAACCTTTATTATATAACTTCTGAATGAATTTGTCAAATTTATAAAAGTCAGTTTTTTCCAAAACAACTAACTTTACATATTTGTTCTCAAGATCTAAACTGTCGGGGTTAATCGGCTCGACTTCTTTATCGGTGTACTCGAGTCTTTCGAACATTCGATAAGGATTTTCAACGAAGTCGAGTTGTCTTGTAGCGAAGTCGAACAAGTGGAATCCTCTGGGATCGTTATAATCCTGCCAAGTAAGTTCGTACGGATTTCCCAGATAGTGAATATTGCTGTTGTTACTACGATGATGATAATGACCACTAAAGACCAAATCAAATTTGCTGAAAGTTTCTGCAGAAAATCCTTCATGGGATTCCATTCCTCTATACATTGCGAACCCAGCAATCTCAAGATGCCCCATGCATAATGTAGAAGTGGTGTTCTTTATTTCATCAAGACTTTGTGTATAGTTTTCAGGACAGATCCAAGGTAACATACAAACCTCAAAACCATTTACGTTAATAGTTTTTGGTTCATCAATGACTTCAATGTTGCTATACTCAGCAAGCAATAGGTCAGGAGAATTTACTTCATTAGTGTTTTTAAAATAAGTGTCATGATTGCCAGCCAACATATAAACAGTAATGCCACGCTCTTCCAATTTATCGAAGAACATTTTCTTGGCACGATCGAGGGCATAGAAGTTGACATATTTACGTCTATCAAATGTATCACCAAGAACAAGAACAGTGTCAATGCCAGATGCGTCAAGAGTAGGAAAGAAAGTATTATCATAGAATTTTTGAAAGAAGTCTAAGAAAGCAATACTATCATTACGAGCACCAAAGTGCTGATCAGTGATAATGGCTACCTTCAAATGAAACCTACCTTTCTAGTTGATGCAGTTGTCATACCTTCAGTCTTTTGATTAAAGACTTCAGCAATGCTATATGGCTCAGTTTCTTTACCACGTGGACGAACAGGGATAGTGACACCAAGACGTTTGGCCAAGGTATTTGCTTGTTCAACATTCAGTGTATCGAAAGTTAGAATATCAAAGCAACGACCTGGACGAACCAATGCAGAATCAACATCACGGATAGATGGTAGGTTGGTAGAGAAAATCATTTTCTTACCTTTGGTTGTAACAAGACCATCGCCTACGTTTAGGAAACGATGCATCATTGTGTTGCCATCACTGCGGGATTTTAGAAACGCATCAGAGTCTTCAAGAACCATTACGTTATCATCACTCTCAATAAAGCGAGCAAAGAAACCATCTTTCTCAAGGATCCCAGAATCATATGAAACGATTGCAGAAGAGTTTGTGTGAGCCAGTAATCCACGGATGAATGTAGTCTTACCAGTTCCAGGTGGACCAATCAACAGTAGGATATTCGCTGAGGACGCCATGTAGCGTTCATAATAATCACCAAGCGATTCACCATCAAGGAATGGATACATCTCATCAACTGGAAGACGATCACGATTCAATGGCACATTAACAGAGTTACCGTCACTACCGTAAACCCATTCGATATGAGATGTTACGATATCAAAGTGAGCCTCAACCACCGCAACGATTGCATCACCAAAGTCAGCATCGCCATAAGCACGAACAGTAACAGTATTACTATTTACGTCAAAGCGAATATAATTGTTTGTATCACGTTCAATGATAAGACCATTAGAAGAATTACCTTGTACATGTAGGTCTTTCTCAAATCGTTCTTCAGCCCAATTAGCCCATTGTTCGCGATTGCAGAGAACAGTAGTCTCCCGATGGATAGTTCGTTGGCCAGCAGCAACACGACGCTTCAGGATTTCTGAAGTAATCAAGTCATCAAAGTCACTAACACCCAAAAAGATTTTTTCGTTTGTATTTTCGTTCATAATTTTATTCAAGTCAAATATGTTATCACTAGCGTCCCAGACATGGCGTCTGACGATTCTTCTACTTGTGCGATTCTTCTTCCTGCGTATCGGAGGAAATTTCCGATGACTCACTCGCACTCCCTTGCTCAATTCCGCTATCCAATCCGATATCGATCGTGTCATCTATCACCTCATTATCTATAAATGCGTTCAATGTATTTTCCATTTTCTTCTTGGCAGCTTTTTCTTTTTTCCTGCCAATGAAATCATCGAACGTGTTATTGTTTTGCATAAATTCAAGGTAAGCATTATGGAATTCGCCAGTCTCATCTTGCTCTTGAAGTTCAAACATTTCAAAGGGCATGTTCTGAATCAACTTACCTTTAATGTAAGATTGTTTCTTCTCTTTGGCTATGCGTCTTAAAAATGCGTAGTAAATAATTTGTGTAAAATAAGCAAAGGGGTTACTAGATTTAGAAGGATCAAAGTTATCAATATACTGAATACAGTTTTCAATTCCATCAAGAATCATATCATCGCGATACGAATAATTAATAAAGTTGGGTTTATATGATAAGTGTGTCGCTATTTTTAAAATACATTCACCGATATAATTACTAATGACTGGCTTTGGTAAACCATTCTCCTCAGCGTGTTTTACTTTTTCTTTCATCTCAACAATTGCTGCGAGAAAGTCTTTATTGTTTACGTAGTGAGCCATAGCATTATTTGCTTCCTTAAATTAATAACATATCCATAGTATACCTTATATAAACAAAAAAGGCAAACTTCATTTAACTTGCATCTTGCAGTTATTTAAATTTGCCTTTCTACTGATACATGGGTATAATAAACCATGTCGGGTTTGATATAAGTGATTAGTGCTTAGTATCGTTTCCTTCAATGAACCAATTCTGTTCTGGTTCTTCCTCTTGCTCCGCCACGGAGATCCCAGTAATATTCTCAAGCATTTGTATTCTACGAATTGCTTCTTCTCTTGAGATATCTCCCCCATCTCCCCAGTCCAAATCCTCAGCACGTTTCTGTGTTCGCAAGGCAGGACTATTTTCGTGTTCTTTTACAATTCGAAGATAGTGGGGAATCATTGTAGCTAACAATGGTTTAATAAAGATTACGTTTCTTTTCTCAATATCAAAAACATTGTCGCCTGTAAATTGGCAATAAGGATGAGCAGTAACGTGCTCTCTACCTTCACTCACAACAGGTATAGTTCTGATAATCATGGGATCTAGTATTTGGATATGAGTTGCATCCTCTTGTTCAAGAATACCCATAAGTTGTTCACCAGTGCTTAATTTCAACACTATATACGATTCGTTATTAATCAACATAAATCAACCTCGACCAGTTTGATTTTAAACTCTTCTTCAGCGTAAGTTTTATAACGCTCTGCTGCATGATTAAGGGTATGATTCTTCCATGACTTCCAATGAAGGTCATCAGCAAGATCGAATAAGTTGCAAGTTGTTTTACCGTCTTTCAATCTTAGACCACGACCAATACTTTGCAGATTACGGATCTTGCTCT